ATACAATGACATCATGACATAATATTTACAACTATTCGCGAAAGAAACCTTTGGCGCACAGTTGGGAAAGTACCGCAAAGGCGCATGGTTACTGGGTTTGTAGGTGTTTTGGTAGGATCGTAAAACGGGCTGGGCTGCATAATATACATGAGATCATCATATATATGCAATGACACCATGATATTTTTTTAAATGGATCATTAAATTGTTTTTATAACCCTACCCCCATACCCCCTTCCCTACCACCCCCCGGCCCTTGGCCGCCGTTGCGCCGCGCAGGGAATCCCCCTATCCGCTAGCAAATTTTATACAAAAATAGAATCGCTTTAGCGGAGTAAAGTATAAGAAGGGGCAAAAAACGTATAAAAAATTTCGCTTACGCGAAGGAGAGATATGATAAGCAGCACACTATACAGTAGAGGAACAGATGAATGGGGAACACCTCAGGACATATTTGATGCGTTAGATTCAGAATTTGAATTTAACCTTGACCCAAGTGCGACGACTACTAACCATAAGTGCGACGACTACTATACCATTGAAGATGATGGATTAACGAAGTCATGGAGTGGCAGGCGAGTATTCTGCAATCCACCGTATTCAAATATCAGTGCATGGGTAGAGAAGGCATTTAGGGAGACAAGGGAAGATCATACGTTAGTGGTGATGCTTATACCGGCGAGAACAGATACAAAGTATTTTCACAACTTCATATATAACCGGGCAGAGATCAGATTTGTAAAAGGCAGAGTACGTTTTGTAGGAGAAGGCAAATTAGATAATGCGCCTTTTCCAAGCATGGTAGTTATCTTTAGGGGAGCATATGTATGACCAGAGAAGAAGCCAAGAAGGAATTGAAACCGATTAAGGAAATGGAAGCAGACATAAGGTCAGTGGAGTTAGAGATAGAGCGGCTAATGACAGTGGCCACAAAAATGACACCTAATTACGAAGGTTCAGTACAGGGAAGTGGGGGCAATCGTACAGAGGATGCCATAATAAAGATAGAGGAATACCGGGGAAGGCTGTCAAAGCTGATACAGGAATCACTTAATTATAAAGCTATGTGTCTTAGTAAGGTGGAGAAGATATATCCGAGGACATTAAGATCAGTGTTAATGTTCTATTATTTCTCTAACAATACGATGGAGCATACGGCAGAATTATTGAATCACTCTTATCAGTGGACATATTCAATGTTTCAGTCAGCGCTAGATGAATATTGCAGAATTTCGGAAAAATATCCATTTACTTGATAGAATTAGATAAAAAGATTGTTTTAAACTATATAATAGCCGGAGGGCTAAAGAAAACATACAAGAAACGCGGAGGTGTTTGTATCATGAAATGCTGGGTTTGTGGTAAAGAAGGGGCTAACTGTACACGAGATATTACGGCAGAATATAAGTTATATTATGAAATCCCTATTCGTAAGACAGTTAAAGCAGAACATCAGCGGTGTTATTGTAAAAAGTGTTACGAAGATACCATGAAAAGGTTAGCTATCGAGGACGAGCAGTATGTAACACTGAAACGCAAGAGGATGTTTGAAAATGCCCTTGATAAATTGGAACGTCAGCAGCTAGATTTTGTGAAATATGAAGAAGCCATAAAGACTATTGAGGAATATAACCTTGAAAATGATGGTAAATTCGATAGCTCACAAGAAATCATGGCCGCGATCATTCTAATTCAGAATAGATACCACATTAAACCGCAGGCAAAAGTCGGAAGTTATCAAGTTGACTTTATGTTCCCGGAAGACAATCTCATATTAGAGATAGACGGAGACAGACATAACTTCAAAAAATCATATGATAAACGAAGGGATGCAACAATAAAAGAGATACTAGGTAGCGAGTGGCAGATTCTAAGAATACCGACCGATATGATAGACCAAAAAGCTGAGAAACTTCCGCTAGCAATAGAACAACTACTTGATTATAAGGCGACCAATAAAGTTAATTGGCGAGCTTTATAAAGGTATATATAATCTCCTTTCTGGGGTCGTTACAAAGGTAGCGGCCCTTTTGCGTTGTATGGATATAAGCACAAAGAAACCACATGAGTTAAGGGAAATTGAATACGAGTATTGCCGCGAGCATCTTGAATACTTTGTAAAGACGTATGGACATATAGAGGACAAGGATGCAGACGTTTTAATACAGCCCTTTAGGTTGTGGGATGAACAGTTAAAGGCTTTAGGCTCCTTCAAAGATCATAAGTTAAACGTGATTCTGAAAGCCCGTCAGCTTGGTATAACATGGCTTGTACTTCATTACGCATTATGGAAGATGTTAAAGCCCGGTAGGACCGTTATCGGATTATCTAGGACAGAAGACGAGGCTCAAGAGCTTGTCAGAAGAATGTCGGTGATCCTTGACAATATGCGTTCTATATTCGCTCCTAAGAATGACCAACCTATAAACTGGGTGAACGCTACATGGGAAAATACTTCACTGATTTTGACTATACATTTTCCGGGGTTGCCAGACTCCGTTTTCAAGTGTTTTCCCAGTTCACCTAATGCGGCACGATCATTCACAGCGGATTTGATAATATTTGATGAATGGGCCTTCCAGCAGTTCGCAGAGGATATATGGAAAGCCGGTTTTCCCACAATCAACCGTCCTAATGGTGGACAAGTTATCGGATTATCCACAATAGAGCGTGGTTCGTTCTTTGAGAAGGTCTTTACTGACCCTGATAACGGATTTAACAAGATATTCATTCCTTGGTATGCGGACCCAAGGCGTGATGAAACATGGTATGAGAACACAAAGCGTACAATGGGTGACATGATAACCCAAGAGTACCCAGCAACCATAGATGAAGCCTTAACAGTACCAGGGGGATCGTTCTTCCCGGAAGTGAAACGGGAAACGCACATTACTAATATTGAGTTAGAAGGTAAATTAAGGCGATATGTGGCGTTGGATTACGGACTTGATATGTTATCAGCCCATTGGATTCAGGTAGATTCTAAGGGAAATGCGCAGATTTACCGAGAATATGACGCACCGGACAAGACTATCGGCGCTGCTTGTGACATTTTAAGGTCTATAAGCGGTGATGAAAAGATAGAACATTGGCTTGCCCCGTCGGATTTATGGTCAAGGAACCAAATAGACGGAAAATCAAGGGCGTTAATCTTTAGTGAGAACGGAATTAACCTTACAAAAACGTCTCGTGACTTTCCTGCCGGGTGTGCTTCCATGAAAGAATGGTTGAAACCCATTGACGACAAGGCAAGATTAACAATGTTAGATGGTGCCGCACCAAATTTATACCGTTGTTTACAGAAAATCCAAAAAGATAAGAAGCGCCCTGACGTATATGCAAAAGACCCACACGATTTAACACATGATGTAGATTCGTTGAGGTCTTTTTGTGTGTGGTGGATAAGATCACCTGAGATTGACTACGAGAAGATAGAGCATAAATGCCATAACTCTATTTTAGAGGACATAGAAAACGCAAGTGATGAGGACAGAGCATACTTGTTACAGAAATACGGTGAACCAGTATGAGGTTTAAAACAATTATGGAGAAAGTTAAAAAAACAATCGCACCGACTCCGGAAGACAAGAAGCGTGATAAATGGCGTGGAAAACTTGAACAGGCGAGAATTGCCTACGCAAGTACGTTAAAAGAGATAGGCAAGAACCAGGCCGTATATGAAGGTACAAGGGAAGTCAACGGAAACCCTAATACCAACATAGCGACAAGGGATTTGGCCATAAATGTGCGTAATATTGCGTATGAATTGATTGAATCCCAGGTAGATAGCTCAATTCCCATGCCGAAAGTCACAGCTATTCATGAAGGTGACGAGGAATTAGCGAGATCGATAGAGAAAGCCTTAGTGAATAAGGTTAAATTGCTCAAGCTATCCATTATAAATGACCAGATGGAGCGTATAGTTCCGGTACAGGGCGGCGACTTTTTCTTAGTTGAGTGGGATAACTCATTGGGATTCCACTCAAATTATGGTGATGTATCAGTTAAAGAAATGGTACCGAGGCAAGTTATACCACAGCCCGGTGTTTCTAAGATAGAGGACATGGATTATATCTTTGTCCAGGTGGCACAGACTAAGGATGCGGTTAAGAAGAAGTATGGCGTAGACGTACAGGACGCTCACGAGGAATACAAGGAGATAAGAGGCGTAACAAGCGAATCCGGGCTTGATTCCGACGTGGTTACAGTAAATACCGTCTACTATAAAAAGGACGACAAAATAGGCCGTTTCGTGTGGTGTGACGACTATACATTAGAAGACCTTGACGATTACCAGGCAAGGATCACGAGAAAATGTAAAGAGTGCGGTTATGTTACGGAAGAAAAGGAATGTCCGGTATGCGGCTCCAAGAAGTTTGAGGAAACCGAAGATAAGGTACAGGAGCTTCATATACCCATTATGAGAGAAGCAGGCATTGACCCCATGACAGGCCAGCCTATTCAGATAGCCGCAGAGGAAGTCATACAGATAGATTACTACAAGCCTAATGTATTTCCTTTGATAGTAAGGAAGAATGTTTCAAAGCTCAACTCATTGTTGGGCTTTTCTGATGTAAAGGTTATCGAAGATCAGCAGGACCTTATCAAGAAGGTAGGCTCAAAGGCCGCAGAGAAAACCTTAAAGGGCGGTTCCATTGTTACCTTACCTAGAGGAGTCAAGCTAGAGACCACTGATAAGGAATTAAAGATAGCACGACTTGATGATCCACAGCAGAAAGCCATGATAGATGTTCTGAATATGCAAGTAAACATCAATCAGGACATGACAATGGTTAATAAAGCGTATGAGGATGCACGTTCTACCTTGGGTATCACAGACTCATTCCAGGGTAAATACGACCCTTCTGCTGTTTCCGGTACCGCTAAACAGTATCAGATTAACCAGGCGGCAGGACGTTTGGAATCTAAGCGTGTAATGAAGAATGACGCTTATGCAAAGCTCTATGAGTATATGTTTAAGTTCTGGCTTGCATATGCTGACGACCCGTTACCTATTACAGGAATAGGAGCAAAGGGCGAGCAGATGTTTGACATACTTGATAAGAGAGACTTTGTGAAGCAGGACAATGCCGGTGAATATTATTGGAATGACGAGTTCATGTTTGAGACCGATCCTACTTCAACCATGATGGCCAACAGAGAAGCAATGTGGCAACAGATAGACATGAAGTTACAGTCAGGTGCTTTCGGTCAGCTTGGTGCCTTAGAGACTATGAGGCTTTATTGGTCGCTCATGGAAAAGAACCATTATCCTAATGCCGGTGATGTTTTATCACAGATAGATTTAATGATGCAGGAACAACAGCAGATGATGGCACAGCAACAGATGATGGGAGGAATACCAAATGAAATGCCCGTTATGCCAGGTGGAAATGAGAATAGCCCGGTCATTTAATACCGTGGAGAATGACGACACACCTGATAAGCCTACAAAACTGTATGTAGTTCAGAATATGTCATGCGTAAACAAGGCATGTGCAAACTACGACAAGGATGTAGAGACTGTCAAAACAGAAATACCGATAGGCTAAAAGGACCGCAAGGTTCTTTTTTAGTTAATAAACTTCCCAGGGAAAAGGGCGAAAATCCAAGAAAGGAAAATTGAATATGAAGAAAAATCTTTTTGATCTTAACCTTCAATACTTTGCAGAAGGAGAGGACATAGGCGAAGAAGTGCAAGAGACCGCCGACCTTGCAGAAGATGAAACACCCGAAGCAGACGAGGTAGAAACAGGAGAAGAAACCGGAGACTCCGAGCCGGAACCACAGTCAGCCGAGGAAAACGCGCGGTATGCTGCTATCAGACGTAGAGCCGAGGAAGAAGCCAGACGTAAGTATGAATCCGAGATAGGTTCACTTAATCAGCAGATAACCGCAATGTGTCAGGGAATAACACATCCCGTGACAGGACAGCCTATAACTAATGTCCGTGACTATGTTGATGCTTTATCAGTACAGCAGAGACAGGCTAACGAACAGGAGTTACAGGAAAAGGGTGTAGACCCTTCGATCATTGATAGGATGATCGCGGCTAATCCCACAGTAATGCAGGCACAGCAAGTCATTGAACATGCTCAACAGGCAGAAGCCAAGGCCACATTAGAAAGAGACGTAGCCGAAATAGGCAAGATTGACCCAAGCATAAAGAGTTTAGGCGACCTTGCTTCCCTACCTAACTTCCCACAGATGTATGAGTTCTGTGAGCGTAATCCTGGCGCTTCAATAGTTGATGCTTATAAGATATTCAACTTTGATAACAGAAGCCAGGCCGCAAGACAGCAGGCCATCAATCAGATGCGTGGAAAAGATCATTTGGCTTCGCAGAGTACAGGAGTTGCACAGTCGGATGAATATGTAGAAGTACCGGCAGAGATTATGAGTCGTATGAAGTCAGAAGGGAAAACAGAAAAACAGATACGCGAGCTGTACAAGACAGTCGCAGGAAAACTTCATCTAAACTAAAACAGGAGGAAAACAAAATGGCATTTGAATTTTTAAGGGCCGAGAACGATGCTTCTCCCATCGAGAAGGAGATCGTTGCTACAAACGCCACAACTTACAAACATGGTTGCATCGTAGCTTTTGGTACGGCAGGCACCGCAGTTACATCATCAACAAACGCAGAGTTCGTATATACAGGCAAGGACACCGTTGCTAAGACCGGCGATAAGCTGGCTGTAATCCCCGTTCTCCCTGAGTACGAGTTTGAGACCGAGTTTTCGGCAGACGCTTCTGCTGTTAAGGCAGGATCGAAGGTAACAATAACAGGCGAGAAGGCCACAGCTACCACAGCAAGCGGAATATTCCAGCTTCTTGAGAACGGTGGCGTATCAGGCACCAAGGCAGTAGGCAGATTCGCATAAGGAGAGGGGGAAGAAAAAATGGCAGTTATTTTCAGTAAACACGGCGGTCAGAATGACGAAGCGTGGAAGGTAATAGATACCGAGTTGTCAATGGTTATCCAGGACACAGATACAGAGAAGAATAAGGACGACGAGCTGGTTAAGGCTCTTTACAATGTTAAGTCTTCTAAGAAGTTCGGTGAGAAGCAGGGTTCAATGACTGAGTTTGGAAACTTTGAGGAAGTTACCGAGGGTGATAACGGTATAGCCGATGATTACTCAATGGGCTTCTCGAAGCTGATTGAACATCATCAGTTCATCAAGACCTTTACTTGCACCCGTGAAGCAAAGGACGATGGAAACATCGACCTTATGAAGCAGACGGCAGCAAACTTTGTTCGTGCATACAAGAGGTCTCGTGCGCAGTACGCATCTGACTGCCTTGTTGCAGAAGGTAGCACCTTCACTTACAACAACAAGACATATGATAAGACCACAGGCGACGGCAAGGGCCTTTTCGCAACAGATCACCCCGGAAAGAAGGTTGGTGTTGCAGTTCAGTCTAACGTATTTACCAATGCGTTTGGTGACGACGCTACAATGCTTTACAGACTTGCTAATATCGGACGTAACTTCAAGAATCAGTCAGGTAACGTAATGGGTTACACCTTTGATACGATCATCATTCCCGGTAACACACCGAGGCTTGAAGACCTTATTAAGAGAATAATCCACAGTTCACAGATCGTTGGCTCCGACTACAACGACATCAATACTCAGAAGGGTATTTGGAAGCTCGTTGTTGACCATAGGTGGGAAGCCGCAGCAAATACTGAGCCTTACATTCTTATGAGTTCAGAGGCACAGAGAGAGCTTAATGCAGGCGTATTCTTTGATCGTGTAGCGCTTGACGTTTCAAACGAGGTTCTCAATAAGTCAAGGAACCTTGAGTGGAGCGGTTATGCAAGGTGGAGCGCAGGATTTAACAATTGGAGTGCGTATATTTTGGGCGGTGCTTCAGCAGGTACGACATTATCATAAGGGGGTTCGCATGATACCTAAAGGACTTAAAGTAGGTGATACGTTCGTAGATTACGGACATACTTACAAGGTTACAAAGGTTGTCGGCGAGAATTACGAGAGCGTATGGGTGGGGGATTCCTCACCCAAAACGCTTGTCGTTGAACAGCCTAAAGACAAAATCAATTATTCAGAGGTTCCTTACGCACAGCTTAAAAAGATGTGTGCTGACAAGGGCCTTGATGCAACAGGCAAGAAAGAGGACTTGATTGCAAGATTAGAGGGTTAAACATGGCTACTTGGTATGATTTAAAACTGGCAACTTTACAGAAGATGTTTGCGGCTGACGACACAATAGTAATAGACGAGTCAACGATGGGCTATTTGTCCGCTATGCCTTATTGTGCCAATGAAGGTTTAGCTTTACTTGCTACGGCAGGAAAGTTCATTACAAAGACAGTTAAAATATCACAGCTTGATATTAAGAATCTTGTATCGGATTCAGAGGCTAACGCTATACATGAGTTTTCAGAAGCATATTCATACCAGGTTGATGAAGGGCAGTCATATTACTTTGAGTGTTCCGGTATTGGTGTATGCAACATATATGTAGATGATACATTAACTGACAGCATCACTATTGAGAATACAGGGTATGAGCCTTTTAGAGGTCTTATCGAAAATCCTGATAAGAAGCCGGTCAAGTTTGAGTTCATAACAGCATTTCCGATGGGCTTGAAAAACATAGCCATATATTCAGAGAATTTTTCAGAAGCAGAAAAGGTAGTGCCTTATACAGATAAGATTAAGTATGACATGAAGGAATTGGCTCCTGACTTCTACATGATAGACCCACAGGGTATTTATTATGAAGGAGCTTATCAGACATACTTACAGACTTCCGATTTTTACCAGGAAGGTACAAAGACACTTGTTTTGGATCGTGACATGATAGGTTCGTTTACTATTTACTACAGAGCTTATCCGGTCGAATTTACATCAGCGACAGATGATGCTTACGAATTACCTATTGACCCGGAAGTGTACGTTCTTTTGCCGTTATATATGGCCTCACAGCTATACAAGGACGACGACAATGGCATAGCCACTTCTTATAGAAATGAGTTTGAGGTAGGATTTGACAGGCTTGTTAATTCAGCCAACCTAGCAGCATACGAAGAATTTACAAGCGAGAGTGGGTGGGTATAATGGCAGTTTCCTTTAAAGTTCCTGCTTCTCCTAAACGGAGTATTTTTAATATAGACGAGTTCCTTGGTGTTGATATGACCAACTCAGGAACCAATGTTAGCGACGTAATGTCACCCAATGCACCTAACATGATCCGTGAAGTACCGGGCAAGGTGCGTAAGAGGATGGGTTACAGGCTACAGCATGACTTCGGAACCGGTGTTGTATACGGCGCACATGTGTTGAAATCAACGTCTACAAATACCGGAGATTTTGTAACAGATAGAAATATATCTATCGTTCAGAACACTACATTTGATATTGCCCCAGGCGAAAGTGAATATATCTACAGTGACGTTGAAGTACCTTATGGTATGGGCGTTCATATTCAGTTCACCTACAATACCAACAGGGATTTTACCATAAGCCCTTACGTTGGTGACACAACCTTATGCACTGACACTTTAAGTACACTGAATACTGACACTAACTATAGGGGTAGCTTTGGATTCAACCAAGATGTTCAAGAGCCTTACAATGCTTTTAAGATAACTAACATTAGTTCATCTAGGGCATCTATTGATCTCAAGAACATAGTGATTTACTTCACTCAGAACAATACAGACTGGCTTACATCATATCAGAGCTATCAGCTTGTTAATGAACAGGCTTTATATAGTAAAGGGGATGTATTTACATATTCTGATGCTACACAGTCTTTAAGCTCGCGTACAAGCGCGACAGCAAGTGTGTCATTTACTCCAAACACTGAGAATGTAACAGGCTTACTTTTACTGTCGTTTGACATAGAGCTATCCGGTTTAACTAATGCGTCATTGGAAAGTCTCAAGATTAAATATGGCGTAAACCAGGTAGACACAGAATCAGTATCAAGTTCCAATGTATTACCGACATTTGATTACACTACGGCAAGGAAAATAAGCATATTAAGGGTTATTGACCCGGCTTACGATCACGGCACATATGTTGATGACTCTTATTTATCAAGCATAGATGTTGAGATTACAGTAAGCAATTATACGACTTGGAGCGGAAATATTGCACTGAAAAACTTTAAAGCCACAAAGGTTACATTATCAGATTCCTTCTTTGTTTCCGGTGGTAAGACGCTTATCCATATAGATAACTTCCTGTATGCCAAAGATGGTGACGATTACT